GCTTACACTTTAGTATTTATCGATCCACCAGCTCGTGTCTAGGTACGGCGCATACGGCGGAATGTCGTTCGGGTCACGTTTGGGTTTCGTGTTGGCCAAAGAACGAACTTCCTGCGGAGACAGTGCGTAGTTGTAGTATATAAAACTTCCGATAAGTCCCTTCCAACCTCCGTTGTCGGCGACATATACGGCACCGTTATTCTGCAGGGGCAAAGCGGCCAGCGTCTGATGCTGGTACAGTGTTCCGTTGATGTAGACGTCCATCGATCGCTGGTTTACGGAAACCGCAAGGTGGATCATCTTTCCGGCGGGAAGATTGCGCACAACGATCTTGCCGGGCTTCGAGGATTCGTACGTGTCCTGAACAATATGAAATTCGTTGCGTCCGCCGTGCATGACCACCGACGGCGACTGCAGGCTAAGATCGGAGTTCCCCTTCACGAATACGACGGGTTTCTTTCCGTCGTCGTAATCATTCACGAGAAGCCAAGTGGCGAATGTGTACTCGATACCGTCGACCTCGTTTTGCGAACGGGGAAGCACGTTGTCAAGTTTCAAGTAGTCCCGACCTTCGTGCAGTGCGTCGATAAGCAGGACGTTCATTTTGACGGGAGATATACTCGACGGAAGTATATATCCGGCCCCATTTACGAGCTCATAAATGACGAGAACGACCACCCCTATAATGACAAGCGTCATCAGGGATAATAGTATCGTCCGCAGGTCCATTATTGTTTAGAGCGTGTATTGTTTTATTTGTTTTCCAGTAGTACTGTCATTTACCGAAAATTTCACGTTGTATCCGAAGAGGGATTTCGACGGAAGCTCGTTGTAGTTCGTGCCGCTCGTTCCCTTCATACAGAACCCCTTCGCCTCGTTCGGCGTCAGAGCCCTCGATTGGTGGTAGACGTCGATAAGGTTTCCGGAAAATCCGCCGTTGGGCATAAGCTGAAGGTCTCCGGACGGTGTCTTGGGTACACCTGGCAGCAAGCAGGACCGGACGAGCAGCCCGTTGAGGTAAATATCGACGTTACGACCCTGGACCGATAGGTTCACGCAGAACCAGGATTGCAGGGGTACGTTATCAAGCTTGCACGTGAAGGAATCGTCTGTCGCCGATCCATCTCCCCCGACCGGAGCCGGAGAGCTGGAGTCCGCCGCTCCTCCCGCCCCCGAAAATACGCTGATCCGAACACACAAGCTGTTGTCGGTAGGATGCAGGAATATATATGGGTTGTACGCACCGGCGGAACCTCGCACGAGCACCGGCTTTTCTTGGCCGAACTTGTAGTCCCAGTCCTTGATAAACATCCACCACTGCAGGCCGTAGTTTCCTCCGTTGACTCCCGACGAAAGGGGTAGAGCGGCGCCCGAGACCGTGCGGGCCGTGCCCGAATCAACCGGCGTGACTGCAAGATTGCCTGAGGACGTCGAATTTCCCTGAATACCAAATACGAAGAAAAAGATTCCGAACACCAGAAGCGATAGAATAACAGAGTAAATAAGGAACGACATGAACCGAGAAACGATCGGGCCTTCCTGTCGGAAAAAGAAGTAGTATCCAAGACCGAGAACCAAGATACCGCAAACGACGCCGGTGATGATAAGGCCCGTATTGCTAGCGGGTGCCGCCGGAGCAGGTGCCGCCGGAGCAGGCGCAGCAGGCGCAGCAGGCGCAGCAGGATTGGGGCATTGTACCGGCGGAGCAGGCGCACTCATTATGTATGAAGCAGGTAAAAACGGAAGGGAAAAAGGCAGGCTTGGAAACAAGCAGCCAATGAATATATTCTGTAATAATTGCGGTCAACGGGGACACCCGTTCCGAGAATGTCGAGACCCTATACTGTCGTGCGGAATCATACTCCTGCGGAATCGAAAGTTTCCGACCCTACAAATGCGGCTTCCTATCGAGGACATCAACGACGTCGAAGTTCTCATGGTGCGCCGCAAGGATAGTATGTCGTTTACTGAATTTGTACGAGGCAAGTACGATCCCACACATTCCGATTACGTTCGAAACCTCATTGAAAATATGACGAACGCCGAGATCGTGCGACTCCTGAACGAACCGTTTGACCAGATATGGGCGAAAATGTGGACGGACCGGCGTGATCACGAACTCGTAATTGCCCGAGAAAGGTTCAAACTGGTAAAGCCCTTACTGATTGGAGCAGTTTCGCAGTACGTCGAGGCAGAGTGGGGCTTTCCGAAAGGCCGCCGAATGCGGTGCGAGAACGACATCGTCTGCGCCGAGCGAGAGTTCTTCGAGGAGACCAACATTCTTCGCCGGTCTTACATCATTGTAAACGGGGTTCAGCTGGAAGAGACCTTTGTCGGCACGAACAACGTGCCGTATCAGCATCGGTACTTTGTGGGACTGCTATCGGAACCGTTCGATATTCACCAGAAATTCACCGAGATGCAACGTCGAGAAATTTCTGCAATAGGGTGGAAGACGCTGTCGGAATGCATGGACCTCACACGGCCGCACTATACGCAGCGCAGGGACATACTCGAGCAGCTCGTGCGTATTGTACAAGTCTTTGAAGTTCGTCTACCTAATGAATAATGGGTATAGTGTCAATCGCTATATGCGCTGCTGGAATATATGCACTTTTTTTCGGGCTGGGTGTTGTATTTTCTATAATTTTTTCGACAAGCGAGTGTCAGAAACAGGACGTGCAGTCGGCTATCGTAGAGGCAGCGTGGTGGGGGCTGTATCCCGTCGTCGCATGGGGGCTCGTGTCGATGATTCCGTACCTACGCATACAATTCGACAAATTTTTCATGATGTTTGGCTTGTCCAAAGAGTCTGCAGTCTGGGTGTCGTTCGGATATGCACTCATGCTGGCAGCGCTGGCGGGAATTTTCAGCCTTCGGGCCGGAGCAACGGCGAGCGCATGCAAGCCAACCGTCGATGAAGCAGATGCATTCCGCAAGCGCATGATTGAGCTGCAGCGCCAGAGGAACGCAGAGGTAGACGCTGCGAAAGAAACCACGCCGGCCGTTTTACCGGTGTAACACTACATCTGCATCACAAAGTGAACAAAGAGGTATGAGACAATGGCCAGAATGAGCATCCACCACCAGAGCGGAAACACGGTGGCGTCCTTGCGCCCCGTCCCGAATTCACGCACCTTTCCGCCGTCAAAGACGATCGTCGGCTTAAAGTACAAAAGGGCGGACGTCAGGAACAAGTAAATCGTAACCATCCACATTCGTGGATCGTTATCCAGCGAGAACATTGTATGGAGAGTGTATTTTATTTACGATGTCCATACAATGACGGCGTCCGTTCTTCCGAATCGAAAGGCATTTGCGGATTACATCGCCCGAATTTTTATGAAGTACCGCAAGCTCGATACGTCGGACGACGAGGACGGTGTGGACGTATGTGTTCGCCAATCGGTTGCCAAGGGGGCCCGCGAGCTTCTACCCTTCCAGAAACTGGTGCGGGACTACCTTATGATCGAGACGCCGTACCGTGGACTACTCGTGTATCATGGCCTAGGATCCGGAAAGACCTGCTCGGCGATCGGCGTGGCAGAGAGCCTGCTTTCGGACAAAAAGGTGTTTGTCATGCTCCCCGCTTCCCTGCAGAACAACTTCCGGCAGGAAATTCGCAAGTGTGGAGACCCGATCTACATGCTGGACAACTATTGGGAGACCCGAGTTATTCGCAGCGAAGCTGACAAGGTTCCCGCTTTAGCTCTCCGAATTCCCGACGAGCTTCTTCGCACGGAGGGGCGATACTATGTAACCGTTCCGGGCAAGGAGGCGAACTACAACACCTTGCCGCTCGATATTCGCAGGGGAATCGACAAACAGATTTCGGCGATGATTGACGCACGTTACACCTTCATTAATTACAACGGCCTGAACTCAGAGAGCGTGAAAGTTCTGATCCCCGAAGACGATCCCAAAACATCCACCGTCTTCAACGACAGTGTCGTTATCGTCGACGAAGCCCACAATTTGATTTCCCGTGTCATCAGCGGTTCGAAAATCGGCCAGCGAATCTACGACGCCATGTATTACGCAAAGAGCTGCAAGGTCGTCCTACTTTCGGGGACGCCTGTAATCAACCGACCGAACGAGATTGCCTACTTTATGAACCTTCTCCGTGGCCCCGCCGAGCGTATTCTCATTCCCGTCCGTGAACTGCCGACGTGGGATGAATCGGGAATGACGTCCTATTTCCGCAAGATGCCCGAAGTGGACACTGTCGAGTTCAATAGCGTAAAGCGTATTATTCAAGTTGTTCGAAATCCGCCGCATTTCAAGTCGGTGTATGGTGCGTCCGGCGGCCGGATCGCCGTACAGTATGACCGTGATATGGATAGCAAGACTTCGAAGGACTGGGTTGACAGCATTCGTGGAAGTTTTGGATCAACCTTTCCGGGCGGAGTTCTCGCAGCCCGAGAGTATGTGTCTGTCGAATACCTTGAATGCCTGCCCACCAACTTTCAAGAGTTTGTCAACACCTTCATCGACGGACTCGATGTCAAGAACGCCCTTCTGTTCCAGAAGCGCATTCAGGGTCTTGTATCGTACTACAAGGGGTCTGACGAACGCATGCTGCCCAAGCGCATAGAGGACGACAAAATGTTGGAAAAAATTGAAATGTCCGACGAACAGTTCAACAAGTACCTCGAGCAGCGGTGGGAGGAAGTGCAGTCGGAAGGCAAGAAGGGTGCAAAAGGTTCGGATTCTCTGAACGAAGATTTCTCGTACTATAGGGTCCTATCACGCCTAGCCTGCAATTACGCAGTCCCGAATGAGCTGAAAGCACTTATGGTCGGTGAGCAGCCAAAGGACGAGAAGAAAGAAGCCGACAAGTCTGCTATTCTGGCAAGGCTTCGTGAAAATCCCGACAAGTACTTGCGCCCCGCCGGTTTGGCCACCTATTCTCCGAAGATGGCCAAAATTCTAGCCAATATTCTTGAAGAGGGCGACCACAACCAGTTCGTGTATTCCAACTACCGCAAGCTTGAAGGTCTCGGTGTTCTGGGGGCGATTCTGGAAGCCAATGGGTTTCAAGAGTACAAGCTTGAAAAGGTCGACGGAAAGTACCGTGAAAGTCCGGACATGGACCCCGCCAAATTAGCGTTTGCGTTCTATACTGGCGAAGAAGACTCTACGGAAAAGGAGATCATGCGTCTGATTTTCAACGAGGACTTCAAGGGACTGCAGTCAAACTACGCCGAGCACGCACAGAGCATTCGTGAGAGCATTGCTGCTAGAGGAGCCGGCACTGCAAAAAAGATGCTAACCATTCTTATGGCTACATCTTCGGGCGCCGAAGGTATTAACTTGAAAAATGTCCGACGTCTGCATATCGTCGAGCCCCATTGGAATCCTGCGAGGCACGACCAGGTGATGGGTCGTGGTATTCGTTTGTGCTCGCACGCCACTCGCCAGACCCTCGTAGACGGCGTTGTCACGGACAATATCGTGCCTATCGAGGAACGCACAATTCGCATATCGTTTTACCTTTCGGTGTTCACAAAGGCACAGGCGGCATCCACGACTGCCTACAACGTTGTGCCCATTCGTAGGGCCGACATGCGAGCCAAGCGCTACGATGGCTCGAACGAAGATTCCTTCTTATCTAGCGATGAATTTCTCTACGAAGTCTCGTATGAAAAGGGTCGCATCACGGAAGGGATCAGTCGGCTTATAAAGCAGGCAGCCGTCGACTGTGAAATTCATCGTAAACTTCATAGTCGGGAACAGCCCGTTTTGCAGTGCATGCGGTTCGACTCAACCATCAAAGGAGAAGATCTAGCCTACAACCCGAACATGAAGTCCGACGAGCGTGACGAATCTTACCTCCGCAACATTATTCGGCGGAGCCGTCGGTTACAGCGTATCCGTATCAAAGACATTGTGTTTCTAATCGATCCTGATTCAAAGGACGTGTTTGACGAGCCGGCGTTCGGAGATGCTCAGCGTCTCCTGAAAATAGGGACGCTACTCTCCGATCGTATTCAGTTCTTTACGACGACGGAAGCCGATTAAGCTACGTTACGAAGGATGTTCGGCACCAACATACCCGTCTCGGGTTCTGGAGCCTGCGGCGGGCTGATGATCGACTCCAAAAAGTTATCGCACACACGAGACCACGGGCGGTCCGTCGCCGCCTTCACGCACTTGGCAGATGTCTCGGGCGACAACATACCAATCGCCTTCTTCATGGCCTCTGCCACCTCGTCACCTGTCGCCGACACCTGCGTCGATCCAACTCCCGCCATCTGCGCAAGGTACTCGTAGGTTGAGGGCTTAATAAGGACGCCTGTGGACTCGTCCATGAAGGCACGATAGCCGCCAACGTCCATGACGACCTGCGGAGCGCCCGTCGCCATGTGCTCAAGCTGGCAGAGACCGAAACCCTCACCGTTCGACGTATTCACACCAATATCCGTCGCCGCATACATCTGATTGATCGTTTCATCGTTGAAATACGCCGCCGGGGGCGTGGTATCGATGGTAACGAGCCGCTGTCCGTAGGCGGTAGGCTCCAACCCCACCTTCTTCAGCTCACTCAGGAAGATCATCAGAGGATTGTAGTAACCGCCCGACTCGGGCTTTACACCCGTGACGATAACGAGGTATGCGTTG